GAAATAAAGGCAGACCAGATATGCTCAAGTAGGAGGGGGAAATCCTCCTCTGGCTCCAAGCCCTTTGGCATTACTCCGGTCTGCTTATATACTTGTTCGAGATGTTCGCGCTCTGTTACACCATCAGCACCAGCTTTGTTCATGGCAAAGAAGTGTTCTGCCCAAGCTAGAAACTGTTGTGCTAGAGCTTCGTAAAATCCAGAGCTTCACCGACACCTAGTTCTACTAAGTCCTTTAGCCAGAAGATGTCTTGGTAGACTTCTTTAGCCTTCTCTACAGTCAGCTTAGGCATCTCGTTATCATAAGTGATGTTCCACTCTTTAGTAACATTAGCCAGCAAGTCCAGAGTTGACTCCTCAATATCTTCGGAGGTGAAGTCTAAACTCTTGCTTGTCTGCGCCTTCTTTAATCTCTTGTTGGTCTGACTGTGAGAGTAAGCCTTGTACTCTTTCGAGTGTGGAGCGTAAACAGTAACAGTCATTGGTGTGTCGTCTAAGTTAGTGAGGACTTCACCAGTGTTGGGGTGCGTCACTTCTACTTTAACGGTATCGGATTTAGGGGTCAGGTCTTTTAAGTCCATGTCAGGTTTCCTTATCGGGTTGGGTTAAAATGGGGAGCGTCAGACCCGACACCGACACTCCCCGCCTGTAGCTACAGGATTCTTATGTGCGTGTAATACGCAGATTTGTTTCTTCTGTCTCGTCACGGAGTGCGACAAATGACAGGGAGATCACACGGCTGGTTGGTCCGTCTACGCCTACATCAGCAGAGTTGATCTTACAGCGTGGGAAGAAGAACTCCATAGTGTTCGGTGTACCTTCGTTGTCGCCAACTGTGACCTTCAAGGAAGTCTCTGTCTCGTCAATGAAGCGGTTCAGAAGTGCTGCATCCTCAAAGTAAGCTGAGATAGTACCCTCAACTACTGCATCACCAACCTCAAGGGATGGGGCGCTGTCGTCACCAACTACGAATGTCGGAGCAAACCCATTAGTGACTGTGAAGTCCATTGCTGTAACGATAGCAGCGACTGACCCACCAATCTCCAAGTCTCCAGAGTAAGCGTCGAAAGGTGCAGCGCCTGTGGCAGCATCTTGTGTCTTCTCCGTGGCAGAGATTACCATGTCTTTACCGACAATGCCGAATGTGCCAGTTACCATTGCGTTAGGTGCAAGGGATACTGACAAAGTGTTTACTGAACAACCTGTGAACAAACGAGCTTGGTCGATGTCAGCTGCATAGTCTTCGATAGAGAAGTACTTAGGTACTGTGCCAACCTTGAGTACGTTAGTTGCCCATGTATTGAGCATGGCTGATTCAAGTAGGTCATCGTAATCTGTGTCACGAAGGTCAGCAACAATGTCGCCAGCTACTTGACGGTTGCCGTGACGGTCAACACGGGACATACGGTCAGCGTTAATGTCAGTGCCAGAAACACGCTCTTTAGTCATGTTTAGAGAGTGGGTAGTGAAAGGTAAGTTTTGAAAGTTACCAGCTGGTGTCGTGCCGAAAGTGCTTTCGACGATGTACGACAGACTGGAACGTGAACCCTGTGCAAAGGCCATATTGTATTCTCCTAGAATTAGTTATATGCGTACCAACCGATACTTACAGGGACCACAAACCAAGGGCTGTCAAGGTAACCTTGCCTAACCTCAGAGTAGTCTATAGAAACGGTTATGTTGTTTGTAGTTAGTGATGTTGTAGCTTCAAACGCAGTCATTACGTTCTCTGCTATTGTCTCTGCCGCAGCTGGACCTTTGCCTTCTGGAGCATAGCAGTTGATAATAAAGATACCTTCGTACCTTTGTTGCGGGTTAAGTCCCCTCACAGCTGGCCTTCGTGAAGTAGGTACAAAGTTGACTTCAATGTAGCTAGTTCCAGTAGTAGGTGAGTATGGTACGTTCTCATAGGCTATCTGTGGAACATCATTTACAGCAGCAAGTTGGGTCTCTAAGATCGACCTAATCTCTCTTTGAATGTTAGCCATTGAACTGCCTCTCTAGCTTCTCGAATATAAGATAGCCGTGTTTGTACTCTACATATACAGCGTGTGGTGAGTTGTTTCGGAGTGTTAGCCTAGTTGTGTTAAGCAGGTCCAATCTTGATATGTCGCTGTACAAGTTAGCTTTCGCCGCCTCTGCAAGTCCAACTATGTTAGGGTTCTTCCTCTGCTTCCTGCGTGAGCTTTGCCCCCTTGGTCTACCACGACCGTAGGTAATCGAGAATGAGGAGATGTAAGCCCCAGTATCTACAGCACCCCTTTTGCCCCTGATACTTACAGATTCTAGGGTGGCGTTGATAGCTGAATCGGCAACTCTTTTAACGTATGTCTCAAGCTCTCTTTCAGCCTTATCTTCCAGCTGATCTAACTTTTTCCAAAAGCTAGTGTTTAGCTTCATCGTCATTCTGCCACCTCGCAGATGTAACAGACGATAGTACCAGCATTGTAGAATGTGCTAACACGGTTTATATTCACCACATCACCGACACCAGAAATTTGATCTCCGTCGTCTGGAGTTGTCCCAAGGCCAAGGTAAGGTATAACACAACGTCTTGAGCCACGTCGAATGTCATCTGTGAGTATCCCCTCTACATCGTCGTACATATAACCAGTGAAGTGGAAGTCCTCTGTACTATAAGTAGCAGTACCTGTAGCGGGATCGTAAGACCCTGTGGTGGACTTAATAAGGATCATAGGAGAACCGTAGCGTTCTACCAGTTTAAGTAAGTTGTACGCTCTCATGGTGGCCCGTCCTTAATCGTATTTGTACTCAGCTTCGTCGATCTTGAATTGGTCTTTGGTGAACTCAGGCTTAACACGGTTTGTGTTAGCTCTAATTCCGTCTACTGTGGATACCCTGATGCCGCCAGCTGCGATACCAAGGCCCCCTAACTTCGACCCTTGCTACTCTAAGTTATCAGCTAGTGAGTTGTAGTGATCTTGTAGTTGAGAGGCACTCTCTTTTAAAGCACCACTAATCTCGCTGTCTACGTTTCGTGAGTACTTCGCCGCTATTGTACGACACACCCAAGCACCCGCACTATAGACGTTGTTGTTAGCTTGAGCTAGACCGAAGACAATCTCTTCATCTTGCACTTGTTGGTCATTGGTGTCTGTATCACCTATTAGTAACCTTACAGCGTTTAAACGACCAAGTGTGTCGTCTGTGTTAAGGTTGCCTTCATCGTAGCTCCAAGCCATTAGTCGTTCTCCAACTGTCCATATGTTCTGCGCCAACTACGGATCAACCCGCGTTGCTTTTCAACTATCTTAGACTTCTTACACTTCTTGCGGTCAAACTCAGCTTGGGAAGTTGTCTTAGCTTTAACTTTCTCATTGATGGAGTTAACTACGCTTGTTAGCGCCTCGACATCAAGAGCTTCTAGTCCGTCACCAACTTTGGCTTTGTCTTCCAACTCGCCGTTGTGGTAAAGGTAATCATTGTTATACAGAGCTTCTACAGCGTTCTTGTCTATAGACAACTCTTTCCAAGGGAAGTGTTCTTGTCGTTTCCACTCTCGCTTGCTACCTGTAAAGGGTACTTTAACAAATACGGGTCGGTCATATTGAAATGGCATCATCGTCGGGGTTCCTCATGTAAAAGTGGTGGGGACCACGAAAGCCCCCACCAAAGTTGTTTAGGCTACTACTGTATCGAAGAAGTAACCCAAATCAGCGCCAGTGACTTTCATGTCATAGGCCATTTTAACTTGGATGTGTTCAGCAACTTGCTGACGCTTGAGTGCATCGTCAGAGAAGCTCTCTACGGTGATGCCCAAGTTGTTTGCGCCGGGAACATTGTTCCATGCGAATGTGAGACCAGCGGCAGGGGTCATCAGACCAGCGCCTTTTGGACCGTGTACCAACAGGGCATGTTTGCCACCGATGAAAGAGTTGCTTTCCGCTACACCTTCAACGCTGTCGTTTTTCACAGCTTCCATGACGTAGAAGTTTTCTACCTCAAAGATTTCTGCCAGCTTTGCCTTGGTAACCAAAGCAGTGTTGGTAACCGT